CCTAATTTTTGAAAAAATCTTAAAAATGAGGTTTGAAGCCCACCGACGAGGAGGTGGTTTGATGGCTCGCCCAGCAAAAGCGGTCAACACAAAGACCGGAACAATCACGAAAGAGGAGGAAGCAATCCGAAAGGAAACCGAAACAAGGCTCAAAGGAAAGAGCAACCGGCTCACTCCTCCGAAATACTTGACCGACGATCAAAAGAAGATCTTTCGGAACATCATCAAAGAGCTGAAAGAAGCGGACATCCTGGGAAATCTTGATGTTTATGTTCTGACAACGACATCGATCGCAATCGATCGCCTGGCAACGATGGAACAACAGATCAATGAATCACCGTCCCTCTTGTATGACACACATTTCATGCAAGCAAAGGACAAATATACAAAGGATTTTTTCCGGTGTTGTAATGAGCTTTCGCTTTCACCACAAGCGAGAGCAAAGCTCTCAATCTCGAATGTAAACGCATCGAAAGAGAGCAAAAATCCTCTCCTGGATGCTCTTGATTTATGAGTTTGAAGCAACATCCGGCATATATTTACGCTGACAATGTGGTGAAACATCGTGTCATCGCTCCGAATTATGTGGTGAAACAATGCGATGTTTTCAAGGCTATATGTGACGGAAAAGATCCGAATTATTTTGTGGATGAGGATCGGATCCAAAAGATCGGAAAGATTCTCAAATTGATCCGGATGCCGAAAGGCTTGAAGATCAATCAACGGATCTATGATTGTATAGCTGGCTTTCAATGGGTGCTCATCATCTCCGCACTTTGCGTGATGGAGGTGGAGAATCCGGAAAAGAGAAGATATGAGACGGTGCTTCTCGAAATAGCACGAAAGAACGGAAAGACATTCATCATCGCCGTTCTTTTTATATTGCTTTTTTTCCTGGAGCCTCGCTATTCATATTTTTATTCGGTGGCTCCGGATGGTGCTCTCTCACGAGAGATCAAAAAAGCCCTGGAGGAGATAATCGGCTACAATCCGAAGATCCTCACGCAAGAGGGACGAGACAAGATGTTCCGGATCCGACGGGATGACATCGAGTGTTATGTGACAAACTCGAAATATATCCCTCTCAACTATTCAAATTCCAGGCTCGACGGAAAACTTCCGAATGTGTTCCTGGTCGATGAGGTTGGTGCTCTTCCGAATAGTTATGCGGTCGAGGCAATGAGATCCGGTCAGCTCACGATCCTCAACAAGCTCGGATTCATCATCTCGACGAAATATCCGACGGCGAACAATCCTTTTGAGGATGAGGTCATATATGCGAAGAAAGTCCTCGACGGTTTTGTCCAGGATGACAAGCTCTTCGCTCTTCTCTTTGAGCCGGATGAGGTGAGTGATTGGATGGGTGATGACACGATCCTCGCTCATGCGAATCCGCTGGCTCTTGAAATGGATGAGATATGGGATGATCTGATCGAGAAGAGACGGCGAGCGATAGAGGTTGAGAGTGCTCGTGAGAATTTCCTCACGAAGCATTGCAACATCATATATCAAGGCATGGGAACAGAGACATACATCCCGATTGATAAAGTCAAGGCTTGCAAGGTGGATGAAGTCGATTTCCATGATCGAGAATGCTGGATCGGTGTCGATCTTGCTCAAACAAATGATAATTGCTCCGTGGCAATATGCTCCGTTGACGAGAATGACAACATCCTCGCCGATGTGATCGCATTCATCCCGGAGGGACGCATCGATGAAAAGAGCAAGTTTGAAAAAATCGATTATCGACGATTCATCCAGCAAATGAAATGTATCGCTTGCGGTGACATGGTGGTCGATTATTCGGTCATCGAGGATTTTGTTTTTCAGATAGAGCAAAAATATGGATGTCGAATCAATTCGATCGGATATGACCGATGGAATGCTCTCTCATCCGCTCAAAAATTTAGTAAGAAATACACGACGGTTGAAATCCGGCAACATTCGGACACTTTGCATCCACCGACAAAGCTCCTCTCGGAGAAGATTGAAAACGGTGAGTTTCGATATTCCAGCAACACGCTCCTCGAAATCAATTTCGAGAATGCTCGGTGTACTTATGACAATAACATGAATCGTTATGTCAACAAAAAGAAATCGAACGGCAAAGTGGACATGGTGGTCTCTCTGATCAATGCGATCTATTTGATGCAACAAGACATCATTTTCGCTGATCGGGATTTCATAGTTCAAGTTGTATAGAAGAGGTGACAAGATGGGAATTTTTGACATTTTCCGAAAGCCGGTCGTGACGGAGATCCGTGAGGATCAGATTCTCGACGGTGATGTGATCGCCGATCCGCTCCTCAAAGCTCTCATCGGAAAGGATGAGATCGACAAGGAAACGGTGAAAAATATCCCGGCGATCTCGGCTTGTGTGAATCGCATCGCTGACACGGTGGCATCACTACAAGTCAAGCTCTACAAAAAGAACGGTGAGACGATTGAAGAGATCGACGATCCCAGGGTGAAACTCCTCAATGATGACACCGGGGACACGCTGGACGGCTCACAGTTCAAAAAGGCGATGATCGAGGATATGTATCTCGACAAGGGTGCATATGCTTTCGTGTATCGAATCGCCGGAGCCGTGGTCTCGCTTCATTATGTTGAGGCGAATCACATTTCTTTCCAGCATGGAACGGATCCGATCTTCAAAGATTATCGGATTTTATGCAACGGTAAAGCATATGAGGGCTTTCAATGGATCAAGCTCCTCCGGAACACAACGAACGGCTGGCAAGGTCGCTCGATCGTGGAGGAAAGTCCGCTCTTGCTCAATACGGTGTATGCGTCCCAGGAATACGAGAAAAATCTCGTGAAAACCGGAGGCAACAAAAAAGGATTCATTCAATCCACGATCCGATTGACAAAGGAAGCGATGGACAAGCTCAAAGAAGCGTTCCGGAATCTTTACTCGAATAGCACCGAGAATGTGGTCGTTTTGAATGACGGTCTCTCATTCAAGGAAAGCTCGAACACGAGTGTTGATCTCCAGCTCAATGAGAACAAGAAAACAAATTCGGATGATATTTGCAAGATCTTCCTCATCCCTCCGGCAATCATTAACGGCGGAGCGACCGAGGAGGACAAAAAGCTCTTTCATGAGGGTTGCATCATGCCGGTTTTGGAGCGATTTGAGACGGCTCTCAATAGAGTTTTACTCACAGAGGACGAGAAATCGTCCCTTTTCTTTGCTTTCGACACGACCGATCTCATGAAATCGGACATCGAGCAAAGATTCAAAGCGTATGAGATCGCTTGCAACAATGGATTCATGCAAATCGACGAGGTACGCAAAAATGAGAAGCTACCGGCTTTAGGGCTGGACTTCATAAAGCTGGGACTTCAAGATGTGCTCTATTTCAAGGATTCAAACAAGGTTTATACACCGAACACCAACAAACTCTCGATAATGGGTGAGGATCCGGACAAGAGCGATGATGATCCCGGTGAACAATTAAACACTCCCGACGATCCGGGAGATCAAGTGAAAGGTGGTGAGGTTAGCAATGAGGATTGAGATTCGAGACGATTGCATCATGATCGACGGATATGTCAATGCGGTCGAGCGTGAAAGCAAAGTCCTCCGCAACCGATCCGGAACATTCGTTGAAAAGATCAAAGCCGGAGCATTCGGGAGGGCATTGGATCGAGCAAAGCGAACATCCAGCGAGGTGAGAGTGTTGCTCAATCACAATTATGAGCGAGAGCTTACCTCGACGAGAGATGCAAAGACAAAGATCTTTGAGGATGCGATCGGGTTGCGTTGTCAATGTGAGATCCGAGATGCGGAGGTCATCCAAAAGGCGAGAGACAAAAAGCTCCGTGGATGGTCATTCGGTTTCACGGCTCTCCGTGATAATTGGACAAAAGGTGAGAACGAGCAAAACTCACATCGAGAGGTGAGGGAGCTGGATCTCAAAGAGGTGTCGATCCTGGATGACACAAAGATCCCGGCTTATGACGGAACATCCATCGAGATGAGGGATGAGGACGGCGAGGATCTGATCGAGTTCAGAGCATTCGACGAGGATGTGGAGGTCGAGGACAAGACAACTCCGGAGGAGAGGTCATTCGACAATCACGAGTTTGAAAATCGTTACTTATCCACATTTTGTGGTTAAGCGATACAAAGAAACCTATTTATTTTAATTTAGGAGGAAGAAAAATGAATCTTAAAAAGTATTTAGAGATGATCGAGACAAAGAGAGCCGAGATGCGTGCTATCCTGGATACCGCAAACGGTGAGGAGCGTGCTCTCACAAAGGAAGAGCGTGAGAAGTTCGAGAAGCTCAACGAAGAGGTTGACGCTCTCAACGCTACCGTGAAAGCAATCCAGGAGGAGAGAGATCTCGAAACTCCCGAAATCGAGGAAGATGTCGAGGACAAGAACGATGACGAGGAGAGATCCGTTGAGGAGATGGAGGAGCGTGCTTTCGAGGACTTCTTGAGAGGTCGTGTTTCCGAGGAGCGCACCGCCACCAACATGACAAAGGGTGACAATGGTGCGGTTATTCCCACCAGCATCGCAAACAAGATCATCGACAAGGTTGTCGAGATTTCTCCCGTTTTTGCGATGGCTGATCGCTACAATGTCAAGGGAACATTACAGATCCCTTATTATGACGCAACATCCGGTGACATCGTGATGGATTATGCGGATGAGTTTACCGAGGGCGAGAGCAAGTCCGGCAAGTTCGCAAACATCACTCTCGGCGGTTTCCTGGCTCGTGCAATTTGTGATGTGAGCAAGTCTCTCATCAACAATTCACAGTTTGACATCGTGAATTTCGTCATCAATAAGATGGCACAGAAGATTGCAATCTTCATCGAGGGCGAGCTTCTCAATGGTACAGAGGACAAGATCGCTGGTCTTTCTACTCTGACCGCTGGTGTTACAACCGCAACAAAGGGCAAGATCACCGGTGATGAGCTGATCGATCTCCAGGAGACCGTTCCCGATGTATATCAGAGCGGTGCGATTTGGATCATGAATCGTGCAACCAGGAAAGAGATCCGCAAGATCAAGGACGGCGAGGGCAATTACATCCTCAACCGTGATCTCAATGCTCGCTGGGGATATACTCTTCTCGGCAAAGAGGTCTATACATCCGACAACATGGGCAAGCTCACCGATGCAAGCTCAACTCTCATCTATTACGGTGATCTGAAAGGTCTTGCCGTAAAAGTTTCCGAGGATGTCAACATCGATGTTCTCTTTGAGACAAAGGCTCGTCAGCACGCCGTTGAGGTGCTCGGTTTCGTTGAGCTGGATTCAAAGGTACAGAATGCCGAGATGCTCACAAAGATGGTAAACCACGCATAATTGAGGAGGTTTTGGGATGTATAATGCAAAGAATTACACCGAGCAAGGTGGAGAGACCACTCACATCGGCGGTGAGCTTGTATTCGAGAATGGAGCATCCGTCAAAGGCGGTTTTGTTCCCAACATCGAAACAGAATCTCCCGGATCCGATTCGGTGGCAAAGGTTAGAACGAGCTTGAATGCTCTCATCACAAAGCTGAAAGACGGCGGTGTCATCATCGGCGATGCTTTCAACCTGGTTTATTCGGCGGTGACCGACACCGTTGCCGGACACGCTGATCGTCAGTACAACACCGGAAAGATCTCGGATGTTTCCATTGACGGAAATGTGATCACAATCACACTTTCCGCAAAGGTCAAGGATCTGAAAGATTTTGACGGTGGCAACGGCTGGGGTGTTCACAAGTGGCTCGGAATTGGTCTCGGAGCTGGTCTCGGAGCAATCACAAATCTGACATACAACGGATCATCGATGACCGAGGGTGATGTTGAGGAAGCGACCGCTTGCTCACTCTCCGAGGGATATTTCGTCCGTTGGGTGGCTTGTGATCTCGTGCTCGCTGGTGACAACTCACAGAAATCCGTTGATTCGTTCAAGTTATGGTCGAGCGGATATGCTGAAACCGAGTACAAGCTCGTGATTGTTGAGCCTACCGAGTAAAGTGAGGTGACAATCGATGAAGATTAGTGAGGTAACAACCGACACTCTCATCGATTATCTTCGCATTGACGAAGCAACCGAAATCGAAGAAAGCGAGATCGAGCGCATGAAAGCAAGCTCGATCTCGTTTATTTCGGGATATACCGGGCTTACGGTCGAGGAGCTGGATGATTTTGAAGATCTCACACAAGCTCTTTTTGTTTTGGTTGCGGATATGTTCGACAATCGCAATATGCAAACGGACAAAGCCGTCAATGTCAACAAGATGGTGGATCGGATTCTCGGAATGCACTCGGTCAATTTGTTGTAGGAGGTGAGGCGGATGAGACGGACACTCGACATCGGAGCACTCAATAAGAGGATCACATTCCTCAAATTGGATCCCGAAGCGGAGGACGATCTCGGTCAGCTCACCAACGGATTCACAGAGATCGGGACATATTGGGGATCACTCTATCCGGTGAGAGGACAAGAGTTCTATGAAGTACAAAAGATTCAAGGTCGTGTCACACATAAATGTTATGTGAGATTTTATGAATCTATCTCGGAGCTGGATTCAAACAATTTCCTCCGGTACGGCGGAAAGACATACTCGATCGAGAGTGTGAATGATGTGGATCTTGCTCACAAGTATTTGGAGATCTATTGCTCCGAGCATATCAACAAAGAGGAAATCGACGATTATGTTCCTCCCACTCCACCAACTCCTCCGGATCCGGAGGATGACGAGGACGAGGAGGTGATCGACGATGAGTGATGTTGAGATCACGGTTTCGGGCATGGATGAGCTGACGGATTCACTTGCGGATCTTGCTCGCAAATATCCGGATCGAGCCGGAGAGCTTCTCCAGGCAAACGCACGGGAATTGCGAAAAGAGGTTGTCCGCAAGGCGAAAGAAGTCACCAACACAAGCGCATCCAGCAAGAAATCACTCGGAAAAGCCGGATCATATAAGATTTCTCCGGTGCTCGGATATGGTGAGAATCAATATGTCGAAGTGAGTGCGAAATCGCCTCATTTCCACCTGGTTGAACATGGTCATGTTCTCAAAACGAAGAGCGGTCGAGCGATCGGATTCGTCCAGGGACGGCATATGATGAAAGAAGCCGTGAAGATCCATGAGGAGAAGTTTCCGGCAACGGTCTCCGGTATGATTGACACGCTATTGAAAGAGGAGGGATTGACTTGAAGCTGAAAGAGGTCAAGACGGGAATCGTCACTCTCATCAAGTCGAAATTCCCGTCTATAAAAATTTATTCGATGTCGGTTGTGGAAAATATGAAGCGACCGGCTTTTTGTATGCAATTAAAGCCGACACAAACGGAGCCGAGCAATTTCAACACTCGGCGAAATCAAATGACGCTCTACATTGACTATTTTCAAAAGGTGGTCGATGAGGGTGACATCCTGGATGTGATTGATGATCTCCGGGATCTTTTCGGTTTGAGCATACAGATCGGGGATCGAGCGATTGATGTCACCGCTTTTGATTGGGACTATATCGGGACGGATCGCAATGTTCCGGAGATCTCCATTGATCTTGAATGGTCTGATCGGATCGTTCATGAGGTAACCGAGCCGTTGATGGAATCGATGGCTCTCAATGAAAATTTAGAGGAGGAATAAACAAATGAGTGGAATGCCGAGTATTTCAATCACATTCACAGAGGTTGCTTCGAGTGCAATCCAGCGTGGTGAAAGAGGCATCATCGCAATGATCCTCAAAGAAGCCACTCCTCCGGCGGATCCCGTGATCACGGTCAATTCCGTGACGGATGTGCCGAACACACTCACAACCGCAAATCAGACACAGTTGAAACTTGCGTTAAAGGGATATGTCAACGCTCCGAAGAGGATCGTCGCATACATCATCCCGGCAACAGTTGTCTCAA